AGCTTTAGACCACAGCGCCGGTTTTGTTGGCGTTGGCTTCTTGGATTTAGATTTAGTTTTCTTTTTGGCCATGATTCCTACTGTCCCAATATTGCTCGCCGTAATCGTGTAGTATTTCTTCGCCCTTTTTTATTTCTTTGAGCGCAAAAAACCGAATATAGCGGTCATCTTCGTCTTCCATGTCCCACTCAGCGTTTGGACTTGCGCTGTGGTTATAGACCATAGCAAGACCAAGTGGGATGTAATACTCTTCGGTATCTTCATAAGGTGTGTGAAACATGTAGTCATGGAGGACACACTCATCTCCCACGTCGTCGTAATCTGCAACCAGATAAGGACATAGCTCAATCGTATCGCCTTGAGCATAGTCCTTATCCGCGAAGACACCGAGTCCATGAATCGCTGAATCATCGACATACGGCATTTACTTCTTCTTGTTCATACCGCCGCGCATACGCTTCCTAGCCGTTTTGGCCATGCCGCCGCCCATCATTTTCTTCATGCCGCCGCCACGCATCTTCTTTGCCATTCCGCCACCGCGCATCATTTTCTTCATGCCGCCGCCGCGCATCTTCTTCTTTGCCATTTTTGCTTTGCCTGCCATTTCTTAATCTCCTTCTGTCAAGAACTAAGGCTTCATATACATCCTCTGGGAAGTGTTCGTAGTAATTCGACTTCTCCAGATATAAAGCTGCATCGTCTAGTTTTGACAGTTTCTGTACAAAGACCATGCAGTAGGACAAGCTGTCATCTGTAACGCCGTCATCGACTAAAAAATCCAGACCAGCCTCTGTTGCGTCATAGTCGGGATGAAACACCATAAGGTGCAAATCAATACCAGCTATCGACATCAACTCATTGATACCGTCACACAGACCATCAAGGTATTCCATGTCCGGTAAATCTTCATCGGCCCAAACTACGATATCGTAGTCGTGACCATCAAACTTACGAATCGCATCCAACAGTCCGTCCATGCCGGTGTTGATGCTAAATACAACTTTATCATCTGCCCAAGCTTTTCGGGCGTAAGGACAAGGAGGAAGACCGTTCAACTTTGCGTTTGGTATTTCCAGAAAATCCCTTGACCAGATGCGAATATCACGCTCTACGGGATGCACGTGTCTTCCTTTTTTGCGCTTCGATAAACTTTCTATAAACTGCCGCAGCGGCCGTCTTACCTGCCGCTCTAGCACGTTGTTCCATAGCAATCGCCGCTTGTGTCTTATGAGCATGTGTCCGACCTGACGCTCGAATCTTACGAACAGATGCTTGCGCATCCTTTGCTGTAGCAAACTTCAGACCGTGAATCGTACCCTTTGGATTTTCGTCCGTGTAAAGGTCGCTATGCTTTTTTGACTTTGCGGGTTGACCTTTTTTTCTTGGTATTCTTCGCATTCGATTTACCAGCCCTTGACAACGCTATGGCTATCGCTTGCTTATGGGGACGTCCCTCCCTTTTAAGCTTGCGAATGTTTGCGCTTACGGTTTTTTGACTTTTTCCTCTTTTTAGCGGCACTTGGTATTAATCCCTTTGATACAGCACGCGCTCGCTCGGAGAAGCCCATCTTCTCGCCGCTACGTATCTTGCGCCGTATGGTGCTAAGTTTGGCGACCACTTTTTGCTTTCTTCTTCTTCCTTTGGGCAGCCATGCTCTTTTCAATAGCGTCCTGTCTTACACGCTCATAGCCTTTTACAACGCCATCATTGTTTAGGTCGCCAGCGAGACGCCCAGCTCTTAGCCGTGGGACATTAGTAGGCAGTTCCATAATATGTTTTTTACCAGCTTTCATACCACCCTTCTTCTTTCCTTCGGCTTTCAAATCTCGCGCAGCACGACCGCTTTGTACGTACTGGGTCAAAGACATAGTGTCATCCCGACCTTTGTCGTAGAAGTTTTCACGGTATTGCTGCATGAGGTCCGTGGGAATATCTTTGATTTTAATGTCGGTGCCGCCACTTTGTCGCTCTTTAGGCGCATTCATTTTACGCACATCGGCAACTGTTACTTTACCTGTTTTCAAAACACTAGGAATTTTGTCATACCTAGTGCTCATGTTTCCCACAACAAGCTGAACAGCCTTCAAAGCATCTTGTGCATTCTTAAATACTTCAAAATTTCCCGATGCAATTTCTTTTTCAGCGATGCGCATTCTGCTGGTCCTGTTGTCCCTAGCACTCTGTACATCCTGCCTTGGAGTAGGAACAGGTGCTGTAGCGCCCCTGCCTGGACTGCGTTTATCATTTGACATTAGAATTCCCCTGCCTTCATTGCATCCGACAGTTTCTTAGCGCGGCGTCCGACCTGTCGTGCCCAACGCGAGTCCATCATTTCCAGACTCGCAACTTCATAATTACCCTCGTGGATTGCATTCCACATCTTCTTAAATTTACAAAGGCGTGGCACGCCCATATTGAATGCCATGTCCATCAGTATCAACTGTCGAACGCCGTCCAAATCTTCGACGCATTTATGAACTCGTACAAGTTCATTCTCAACAATCTTGATGTCATTCATGGCTAAATAACGCGCATCAGCTTCACTGATGCCATGCTCATACACCGCCTCAATGTTCGGTATATCCATGTATGCAAGTTCTTCCTTACTAATGCCTCGGTCCTTCAAATTACGCCCAATACCAATAGTATCTATTCCGAGGCTATCCTTGTACACGGTGAGTACAAGACCTTCATGCTCAATCAGCTTATCTAGAAAATGCGATGTGTTATATTTCATAATGTCTTTCCAAGGATGATTGCCAGTGTTTTCCATTTTAAACATTGACATCTATTTTTTCCTTTTTCTGTCCAAATACCATCTTGCACAATTAACTACGGTGTTTGTTGTTATCATGGCCACCAGCCATACCTCCCACCACTCAATCAACTTCTTCATCTACCCTTATGCACAGAAGCTCTTTGTTCACCTCTTGCGTCATATCAAACTCTGCCACCGTGGACTGAAAATAGCATTGTGCCATCGTATCAGTATGTACCAGTGGCTTTACATCAAACTCAAACGGCGTAAGCGCCGTCACTAAAACCAAAACCCATGTTTGTGTCATTACTTCTCATGTCCCATCCAAACCGCGAACGCACCCGTCATAGCCCCAGTTACAACACTAACCAGAGCCGCTTGTTGGCTTGTTGGGTCTGGTAGGGTCATGAACCACTCCACTACCCGCCAAGCGGATAAGGACATCCCAAGCATCATCAGACGTGGCAGTATCTTCCACTTTAGTATTCTTTCCATCGTTACTTCTGCCACGATTTATCCTCACCTGTTCTTCTGTCGTTCTGTTGTGCATATCCCACATCGGTGCCATTGTCATTTTTTCCCAAAAAACTTTGTCGCGCTTCTGACCCCAAAGCTTGCAGCAACAATAACGCCCAAGCTGTACTGGTACCATTCAGGCATTTGCTCCAGCTGTTGAAATCCATTTGCGACTACTTCTTCCATCCCGGGGATGAATGCCAATATTAACGGTATTGAAAAAAGGATTACAAGCCATTCGTCTTTCCACGACGACTGACTCCCACGAGCCATTTCCAAATCCCACTCAAGCTCACCGGTAGCTTTTCTTTCCATAATAGTCGCTTCAGCTTTCGCCTTAGCAACCTTAGCGCCGGTCTCAGCCTTAGTCTTCTCAACTTTGCCCTCCAGCCACGTCCCTGCTAGATTAGCTATGGGACCAATCAAGAGATTTAGCACTTCCATCTCCTACGTGCTTGCCGCAGACGGCTGTTAGGATTCTTAGCCGCCTTTGGAAACTTCTTCATTTGTCCTGCGCTTCTGGCACAGAAAGACTTACGGCGCTTAGCTGCTTTACTTCCGGGCTTGACTTTACCGGTGACAGCTGTTTTAAGTTTGGAACCTGGGTTCATACGGCGATATGCCTTAACCCCAGCCTCCGTCATCCCCGCACCAGACTTAGTGGAGCGAAAATTCTTCTTATTGCGCCGTGGCATCTTTGAGGGTTTGCGTGCCATTATGTTGCTGCCCCCTCAGGCTCTGAACACTTAAAGTAAAAGTTAAGTGGAACCGGCGTCACATACATAATGCCTTGAACCATCTCATCTACGCGTACACGGCATTCTTCGCGTGTCTCGTAAGGACCGCGTATATCTTCTGCTGTTATGCACTCACTAGGGTCTGTTACCCCCAGCGCACAGAATACTACTACCGCTGTAAACATAATAACCTCAAAAAAGAAGGGCGGAACTTACGTTGGCAAAATTCCGCCCTATCTGCGACTTGAGCGGCTACAGCGAACCCCGCAGGAATAAGTGCAGCATCAAGCTTGGCTGGCAGGATAGGGGCATCTAGCCCCTCTCGTACTCAAGAAAGCCCTCAGCAACCAACGCTTTTTCAACATCCTCAACGCTAAAGTCTTTTCCGGTACGTTCTTTAAGTGCTGCCCGAACATAATATACGTGATGGCTCGGTACGTGCACTTTATAATGTCCATATGCCTCGTATTCCGCACACAACTGCTCTAATACTGAGCCGTGTCGTTGCTTTTTAGTCATAATGCATATATTTTACCATAAATACAGGTATTTGTGAAGGCTTCTAATTGTCAATCAAGAAAAATTACGCACAGGTGCGTTTTTGGTATTGACAGGGGGGTCAAAAAAGTGATATAAATTCTTGTTTTTCTTTTTTCCCTTTTTTTCTTTTTCAGGCAACACCTTGAGTTTATGGTCGAGATAATAAAATCCATAAAAAATGGTAGAAAGAGAAGAAAAAAGGCATATAAATCCCCTGTAGTCTTCTGGGGAAGCAAATGGGTGAAGGAAAATGACCAAAATAAACAGAATAAATCCAATAGTGAAAGCACTATGGACAAAAAAACAACAAATAATCCCAAATAAAAAGAAAAAAATACCAAGAAAAGAAAAGTACAGAAAATATACCCCAGCGCTGCTGGGTTTTTTTATGTCTAGATGACAGGGGGCCGCGTATACTTATGGCCGCGGACTGGTATATGGCTTAAAAATCCCAATCTCGGGTCGGATTCGTGTACATGTAACTGATACCACCCAGGTGGCCCATGCGTACCCGCGCAAGTCACACACTAAGCCGTTGATTTTACTAGGTTTTTTCTTAGGGTAATTTTGTTTCAACCAGGAGCAACGAAGTTGCGACCAGGTCGACAGCTGCGACATCATGTTAGTCATGACCTGGCCTAGGCGCAAGATTGTTTCGCGGTGCCGCCTATAGAGTGATGCAGGGAATGGTGCAGGCTTGGCGTTTTGTGTACAAAAATAGCACCACGCTAAAACCAGATAACGCTTGCCAATCATGCACGGCATGATAGTCCGAGCTTGTCGAGGACAAAAATGATAGAAGCCTAGCATGAGCTTGCTCATGATAGTCGTTACTGCCCGAAGGGCAAATTTTGATAGTAGCTGTAAGTGCTTGTTTTTATTGATAAAAGTAGCCCAGCGTTGGGCAACAATATGTAGTAAAATCAAACACTTAGGGACATACAATATCTTGTGGGTCATCAGCTGCGACACACCTGGATATTGTGTGCAGATAGGTCAGTGATTGCGACATAAAAAAATGCAGCTTTTACAGTAGGTTATAATTTCGTTTGGTCATGGCATGGCTGTTTCGTATAATGGGGACACCAGCCAAGAACGGCTGGCAACCCGTTGCAAAAATGCAACACTGTGACATGAAAGGAACAATGTCATGACTGCTAAAATTGAAACCACCTACGTTCGCTCCGATTTCGTAAACGCGTTCGAAACCACCTTGAAGGCGGAAACCGCCATCGTTCAGACCATGCAGGTTGTCGCCAAGCAATCGGGCGAGCTGGGCAAGGCGGTTGACCAGCTGGCAATTCAGCTGGCCAGCTGGATGGCGAGCGCGGCCACCGATAACGTCGTGCCGTCTGATAAAGATTGCCGCGCTGAATTTACGCGCATGGCAAAGGCTGCCGGCCGCGCATTGGAAGGTGACGAAACCGGAGACGCCTATTCGCGCATCATCTCCCATTATGGGAACGCGTCCAAAATGGCGCGGTTGATTGTTTCGGGCCGCGGCGTAAAGGCGGGATATCGCCTTGGCAAGCAATCGGCTTTCGTGTCGGAAACCGACGCGCGGAACGCTAAAGGCGAATTGAAAAAGGACATGGTTCCGGCCGTGTTTGTCTGCCGGAAAGAGACGTTCCCAAAGAAAAACGTCGGCACTGC